ACAGGAAAGCGAAGATGATTTACCATTCTAAAACAACCCCTCGTTGGGCGATAACGTAAAGCACAAATTTAAAACCTACCAATATGAGAGCAGTAACTATTACACAAATTGACCCTAACGAATTAAAAGATATTATTGAAGATTCTATGTTTAGAGTATTATGCAAACAAAAACATAATGATATTATTAAGTTAGAAATTAAAATCAAACAATTAGAAAAACTATTAAAAACCTACAACTATGAGCCAAAACCAACAAATCGCAAACTACCTAAATAAAGGTAGAAAGTTAACCCCAATTGATGCTTTAAACAAGTTCGGATGCTTTAGATTAGCAGCACGAATTGCTGACCTAAGAAATGATGGAATGAACATAAAAACTACCATTGTTAAGCTAAAAAATAAGAAACAAGTAGCACAGTATTCGGTTAATTAGTGTATTTTTGTATTAGGTGTTGCAGACCTATTAAGAACTTATTGCCCTTGAGATGAACTCCTATCTGCAACATAGGAGGGATTTGATAGGGCTATTTTATTTATGAAAAGTAACAGTTATTATTTTAGCCACGATTACAATTCGGCTAATGATACCAAGATTCTGTTTTTAAGGCATCAGCTTGGTATGGAAGGTTATGGCATTTATTGGTTTATGATTGAACAATTGGCAAATGCTGGAGGGAGATTACCATTAGAGTTGATTCCTGTTTTAGCTATGCAGATGCAAACAACCGATGTAAAGGTCAATGGAGTAGTACACAATTTTGATTTATTTACAATAGAGTCTGGGGAATTTTACTCCGAAAGGTTACAAAACCATCTTGCTTTAAGGCAAAATCTTAGCGAAAAAGGTAAATTAGGTGCTGCTAATAGGTGGAAAAATGGGGTGGCTAATGGGGTGGCTATTGGGGAGGGCAATGCAAAGGAAAGGAAAGAAAAGGAAAGTAAAGTAAAAGAAAGTAAAATAAAGGTTAGTAAGCAAACGCTATTTAGTGAAACTGAATTTTTAGATATAAATAAATTTAAGGCAGCTTTTATTGGAAGTCAGTATGAAGAAGCTAATTTTACATATTACCACGAAGTCATTAAAAATTGGTCAGATTCAAATGGAGAAAAGAAGTTAAATTGGATTGCAACCGCAAAAAATTGGATGGCAAGAGATTTAAAAGAAGGCAAATTTGTTCACATAAATTATAAACCAAATGCAACAGGAATTAGCAACAATCACAAACCAAGTTTTAGTGAGAGAGAATGGGATGCCCTTAGAAATCTATAATAAATTAGAATCAGATGAATTAAAAGTTGCAATGGCTTTAGATACAATGAGTGTTGGTAGATGCTCACCAATTGAGGTAAAAGAACACTTAAAGACCTGTATTGCTTTAAGCGGATGTCAAATACCAGCAATAGATTCATTTCAGTTTTTATGCGAATTTGTTATAAAGAACTATGGAAACTACAAACTTAAAGAACTTGGAGTTGCTTTTGAACTATATGCAATGGGGAAACTTTCGGTAGACAAAGCGATTACTTTTAACCCAAAGTTCTTTGGTGATGTTATGTCAGCTTACAAACCAATAGCAATTCAAGTAAGAAACAAGACATATACCCAGCCACCAGCATTAGACATACCAAATATCAATGATGATGAAATTATTGAGGCATTGTACCAAAATTGGGATAAGTCAACTAAAAAGGATTGGAAGCTACTTAACATTATGGCTTTTGACATTCTCTGGAAGCGCAAAGATTTAAACACAACCAATTTGTCAAAAGAAGTAGCTGAAAAGATAAAGGCTAAGGTAATAGCTTATTACAAGGTAAATGCTAAAACCGATAAAGAACTTGAAAGATTAACGGATGAATTATTTATAAAAAACGAGTGCAAAAGATATTCTTTGTACCTATATTTACAAAACCAACTATGAAACAATTAACATTTATTTATGAATTAGCAAAGTTTATGCTAATATCAGTTCCTTTAGCTTGTTGCATTTATTTAACTGCACATTTATATTTTGAAATAAAACGATTATTGAGATGACAGGAATAGACAACAACATTGAAGTAAGATTGATTTATTTAGATACAAAAGAAGAAATATGGTTTAGGTCAATAGCAAAAGCAATAAGGTTTTTAGGTACTGACTATAAAACCATAATGACCTATATGAACCCAATTAACAAGAAACGCTACAAGCATAACGATAGATTATGTGTTGTTAGATTGAAAAAGTAACCCTAATTTTGCTTTATGCCATTGATACCTTTACCCAAGTTGTTAGAAAAGACCCAAAAGGTAGTTAATGCGTACATAAGGAAAAGGGATGAAGGATTACCTTGTATTAGTTGTGGAAGCTACAATGGTAATCAAGCTGGACATTACTTTACTGTTAAAGGGTATTCGGCTTTAAGGTTTAACGAATGGAATATCCATTTACAATGTGCTGGATGCAATATGTTTAAACACGGCAACCAAGCAATGTATAGAATAGGCTTAGTAGAAAGGATAGGTGAAAAAGCGGTGAAGGAGTTGGAGTTTGAGGCGGTAAATAATAGGCTAAAGAAATGGCAAAGAACTGAATTAAACGAATTAATTGACAGATACAAGTAACATATTTGAAACGTGCAAAGAGGAGGTAATAGCTGGATATTCTTGCTATTCTTTTGTAATTGATGGCACTACGCATTATATTTTTGGAGAAACTAAGGAGGAGGCATTTGATTATATGGCAGATTTAATAAATAAATATGGCGAAAGTTAGCAACGGAAACAAAGTAACATTTGGTAAAAGAAAGACTGGAAAATACAAAAAGACATCTGGTCCTAAAGACAAACCAGTTAAACCTTATAAAAATCAAGGCAGATAATGAACATCAACGAAATCAAACCAAACCCAAACAATCCAAGAAAGATTGATGCTAATGACTTTGCTAAGTTGGTAAAGTCTATTCAAGAAGATCAAAAGTTACTTGAAGCAAAGCCGTTAATCATAGATGAAAACAACGTAATCTTAGGAGGCAACCAAAGGTATCGTGCTTGTTTAGAATTAGGCATTCAAGATATTCCTGTGATTAAAATGGCTAACTTAACCGAGCAAGAGAAAAAGAAATTACTTGTAATTGATAACACTCACTATGGAATGTGGGATATGGATATGTTAGCTAATGATGATTGGCAATTAGAAGATTTAAGCGAATGGGGTATTAATGTAGACTTTCTCGTTCCAAGTAATGATGAACCAAAAGCAATAGACAATACTAAAAAAGGAAAGGTTTGCCCTAATTGTGGCTTATCTTTGTAAAAACAATGGAAATACAATGGCTGGAATAGATAACTTAGTACACTTTGAAAAAGGGCAATCTGGTAACCCAAATGGTAGACCTAAAGGAGTTCAAAATAGTAAGACTCGTTTACTTAGGTTGCTTGAATTAGTACAAAAAAGAAGAAACCCAATTACAGGCGAAGATGAAGATTTTACTGTGCTTGAATTGATGGATATGCAAATGATATCAAAAGCATTAAAGGGAGACCAAAGAGCATACGAAGCAGTAGTGGATAGATTAGAAGGCAAACCTAAGCAAACAACCGACATAACCGCTGACATTAAGGGTAATGTGCAAATCACAATAGAACCAGATGCAGATTGTCAACCAATTAAAGATTAAGGCTACACCTGTCTTTTATGCCAATAAAAAGGCATACGAGGAGGGATATCCTATTATATGCAATGAAGGTGGTTCAAGGTCAAGTAAAAGTTATTCAGTAGTTCAGTTACTTATACATATTGCAATAAGCAATCCTAATACAAGAATTTCGTGCGTTTCTCATTCCTTACCACATATCAAGCGTGGAGTTTATAGGGATTTCAAAAACATACTTGAGCAATGGAATATTTGGGATGAAAAGGATTTTAGGTACACGGATTTTATTTATACGTTTAAAAATGGCTCATACATTGAGTTATTTGGATTAGAAGACCCAGACAAAGCAAAAGGACCAGCAAGGGATATATTATTCGTAAACGAGGCAAACCTAATTAGTAAGGCTTTGTTTGACCAGCTTTTGATTCGTACAACTGGACAATCATTCTTAGACTGGAATCCAGCGGACTTTATTTCTTGGGTTTATGAGGTAGCCGATAACCCAAAGAACAAGCGCATACATTCAACTTACCTTAACAACATCTCAAACCTAAGCGAAAGCCAAATAAGAAACATTGAGCAATACAAAGACTTACCAGATGACTTTATGTGGAAGGTTTACGGATTAGGGGAACGAGGCTCTGCAAAGGAAATTATATACACTCAATGGAAGCAATACGATGAAGCACCTGATGGGGATGTGTTCTATGGTTTAGACTTTGGTTATGTTCACCCAGCTGCACTTATTAAGGTTACTCACTACGAAGGACAAAACTACTTTGAGGAAATAGTTTATCAAAGCGGATTAACTTTAAGCGACTTATCAAGATTAATTAAGGAGAAGCTACCAGAACGTGCAACAATCTATGCAGATGCAGCAGAGCCTAAATCTATTGAGGAACTTTACCGACAAGGTTTTAATATTAAACCAGCACAAAAGGATGTATGGGCTGGGATTGTAAAGATGAAGTCTTACCCAATAAACTTGCACTATAATAGCAAAAACCTAAGAAGGGAGTTTATGTCTTACAAATGGAAAAAGGATAAAAACGATAACGTAATTGAAGAACCAGTAAAGGCAAATGATGACTTGATGGATGCTTGTAGGTATGCCGTGTTTACACATCTAACCAAGCTAAAATTTGAGGTGTCGGTATTTTAGGATAAATTGTCTAACTTTGTTAAAATTCATATATAATGGGATTACTTGACTTTTTTACTAAAAGACAAAAACTATCAACTGTTTTACCACAGATACCTTTCAACGGACAAGTAGCAATACAACAAGGAATAATAACTTGGCAAGGTGGCGATAACATTAGTTTTGTTAATGATGGTTATTCTGCAAATGACATAGTTTATTCTATCGTAAAATTAATTACGGATAAAGCAAAACTTGCTCCATTCCACGTTTACAAAGTGGTTGATGAAACTTCTGCAAAGAAATACAAATCGTTGATGAGCCAACCAGATAAGATTGAGAACTGGAAGGAAATGGAGAAGCTACATAAGAAAGCATTTGAATTATACACAAAAGATTCAAGATTAAACGAGTTGTTAAAATATCCTAATGAAGAAGATACTTTTGGCGATTTCGTAGAGGCTTGGTGTACTTTTAAGTTAGTTACAGGAAACTCTTTTGTTTACGCAAAGATGATTGAAGGTG